TCAGACTGCCGCGATCGAGCTGACACGCTGCGGCATCCTGAACAAATTTCAGTATCTCTCTGACTTTTTCGGCGAGAGCAATGACGCGCTAAATTCCACGCTTGACCTGATCGACCTGAACGAGCAGGCTATCGCCGAGGCTGTGAAGCAGTCGGCGACATTCCGCTTTATGGCGCGGTCGAATAATTTTGCAAAATCGGAGGATCTGAAAAAGGAGCGGCAGCGGTTCAGCGAGACGAATTTCACAGCGGATTCCGGCGGTCTGCTGCTGTTCCCGAACAACTACACAGACATCAAGCAGATCATCTCCAAGCCGTTCACTGTCGATCCGGCACAGCTCCAGCAGATCAACACCAGCGTGTTCAATTACTTCGCTGTCAATGAGAAGATTCTCCAGAGCACCGCGACCGGCGACGAAATGGATGCATTCTTCAATGCTGTGGTCGAGCCGTTTGAGATTCAGTTCTCGGAGGTCATGACCGCTATGACATACTCCGAACAGGAGCGTGCTCGCGGAAACTGCATCCTTGCGACGGCGAACCGGCTGCAATATATGCCGGTCACAGCAAAGGTCAACATTGCAGAAACGCTCGGAGATCGCGGCATGGTGCTGATTGACGAAATCCGCGAGCTGTTCAACTATCCGCCGCTCCCTGACGGCAAGGGACAGCACGCGCCGATTCGCGGTGAATATTACATGGTCGGGCAGAATCAGCCCGCCGGAAAGGAGGATGACAATGCCGATGAAACCGAATGAGCGGGAATACCGCTTCATGGCAGCGGTCGAATGCCGCAGCGAAGATGACAGCATGATTGTCGAGGGCTATGCAACAACCTTCAATGAAGTGTACGAGCTGATGTCCTACGGCAACTACACATTCCGCGAGCAGATCGACCCGGCGGCGTTCGAGCAGTGCGACATGAGCGATGTCATCATGCAATACGACCATTCCGGCAAGGTGCTTGCCCGAACACGCAACAAGACCCTGACGCTAACGGTTGACAGCCGTGGTCTGAAAGTCCGTGCCGATCTGAGCGGCACCGAAGCTGCGCGTCAGCTCTACGCCGAAATCAAAGGCGGATTCATCGACCGGATGTCCTTTGCATTTGTAGTCGGAGAGCAGAAGCGGGAGACTACAGAGAACAAGGAAAACGGTCACATTGATGTGTTGCGGACGATCACACGCATCAAGAAGCTGTATGATGTGTCTGCGGTCAGCATCCCCGCAAACGACGGAACGGAAATCAGCGCACGCGCCTACTGCGACGGATTGATTGCAGAGGCAGAAGCGGAGAGACAGAGTGCGCTTGAAATCGCCAAGCGAAAGCTGGCACTCAAACTGAAACTGATGGAGGTATGATTTATGGATCCCAAGACCATGACCATTGAACAGGTCGAAACCAGACTTGCAGAAATCCGCTCGCTGCTGGACGGCGGCGGTGACTGCGACATTACCGCCCTGACCGCAGAGGTCGAGGCACTCCAGGCACGCCGTGCAGAGCTGAAGAGTGCAGAAACCGCACGCCGCGAGCTGCGCTCCCGTGTCGCATCCGGTGAGATCGGCGACACTCCGCAGCCGGTTGTTAATCCCGCGCCCGAAGCTCGCACCTACACGCTGGATTCTCCGGAGTACCGCACTGCATGGCTGAAACACATCAGCGGCAGAGCGCTGACCGAGACGGAGCAGCGTGCGCTGACGACCGGCATCACCGGCAACACCGAGGGCACCGGTACCAGCACCAGCGGTCAGGCGCTGTATGTCCCGACCGAGATTCAGAACCGCATCTTCGATCTCATCAGCGTGAAGCACGCGCTGGTCGGTGACATTACCACGCTGAACAGCAACACCGTCATCGACATTCCGTATGCGGACTCCATGAGCGAGGCATCTATCACCGCAGAGGGCAGCGCAGCAGGCAGTGAGACCAGCATCACTTTCGGCAAGCTCACGCTCGCGGGCAAGGAGTTCACGGCATGGATCACGCTGACCTATGCAACGCAGAAGATGGCACTGCCTGCTCTGGAAAACTTCGTCGTCACGCAGCTCGCAAACCGTATCGGCGACAAGGTGTCGAAGGACATCGTCGCAACGGTCAAGAATGCTGTTGCCGGTGCGAAGTATGTCAAGGACGGCATGACCTTTGCGGATATTACCGCAATGTTCGGTCAGCTCAAGCGCAACGCGCAGACTGTTCTTTACATGACCAGAAAGACGCTGTTCACGCAGGTTGTCTCTATGGTCGGCTCGGACGGTCATCCGCTGTTCCAGCTTGACCCGACCGGCAAGGCGATCGGCTATGTGCTCGGCGCACCGGTCAAGTTCGAGGACGCTCTGGCAGACGGCGAGATGCTCCTCGGCGACCCGGCTGCGATCATCCGCAATGTGGTGCAGGGTCTGCTCATTGAGACCGACAAGGACATCAAGACACACACGATCCTGTTCTCCGCGTATGACCGCGAGGAATCCGGCGTGATCGACGCAGAAGCACTGCTCGCTGTCAGCTCTGCGCTTACCCCGTCGGTTGACATCAAGGAAGCTACCGCAACTGTCGCGGCAACTGAGACCGTGAAGCTGACGATCAAAGAGGTCGTTCCTTACGGCGCAAAGGTTGTCTGGACTTCCGGCACTGTCGGCAAGGCGACTGTCGCACAGGATGGCACCGTCACCGGTGTTGCATCCGGTTCGTCTGTTATCACCGCAACAATCACTGTCGGCGGTCAGACCTACACTGACACCTGCACTGTTACAGTGACCTGATCTGTGAAAGGAGTGTTGAGCTTTGGCTCTGATTGATGAAGCAAAGACCGCGCTGCGCGTATCGACCAATGATGCGGGCATCACGGCGCAGATCCAGCGTCTGATCGACGAGGCAAAGCTCGACCTCTGCCGGACTGCCGATATTGCAGAGAGCGCCGTCAATGTCAGTGAGCCTGACGCGCTGATCAAAGGCGCGATTCTCTGCTATGTAGGCTTTGTCTGGACGACTGATGCAGATGAAAAAGACCGCCTGAAATCCTGCTACGACGATTACAAGGCGAAGCTTGCAATGTCAAGTGCATACAGTACATACAGCGAGGTGTGACAGCATGGATAAAATTGAGGTGCTCTCCCTCATCTCGACCGTGGAAACACGGGACGCTATCAACCAGGCTGTTCCCTCGGGGACTGTGCGCACAGTCTACTGTACAGTGATGTCCGTCACCCGCGCTGAATGGGTTGCAGCATCGCAGAAGTCGCTTGCTCCCTCCGCCGCTGTCAAGGTGTTCCATGCGGACTATGCCGGTGAGAAAATCGCCGAGCTGTGCGGGAACCGCTATGAAATCTACCGGGCCTTTGCGGCGGGCGACTACATCGAGCTGTACCTCGGTACGAGAGTAGGTGTGTGACATGGCAGGCATTTCGCCCGATCAGCTATCCCACGAGCTGGCAAAAACGCTGGCAGAATACGGCAAGCTCGCACAGCATGAAGTGCATGATATTCTTGAATCGGTCGGAGATGAGGCAAAGTCCCGCGTAACATCTGCAAGCCCGAAGGGCAAGCGGCGCGGGTCCGGCAAATACAAGCGCGGCTGGAAGGTGAAGATCGAAGAATCCGGCAGCAGCACAAGTGTCACTGTGCATAACAAACACTATCAGCTGACGCATCTGCTGGAATTCGGGCATCGCACCAGATTGAAGCACGGCAAATACGGCAAACAAGCCGCTGTCGGTGCTCAGCCGCATATTGAAGAAGTCAACGAATGGGCGCAGCGCGAGTTGGAGCGGCGCATCCGCAAGGCGTTAGGAGGTTGAATATGTCACTGGCAGAACTGAAAGCGCTGATGGATACGCTGAACATCGAATCGGTATACGGTTATTTCCCGAAGGAGAAAGCACCGCCGTATATCGCATATCAGGCAGAAACGGCACAGTCGATCAATGCAGATGGCATTGTTGTGCTGCTGATCGCAAATGTCACGCTCACGCTTGTGACCGCCCGGCGCGATACCGCAATGGAGAAGCAGATCGCCGATCTGCTGACCGAGAACGATGTGGATTTCGGCGAGCCGGATTATGAGTTCGACGAACAGCAGGAAATCCACAAGACATCGTTCTACTTCCAAACCATTGACTGAAAGGAGCTATCCTATGGCTGCAAAAGCAAAGCTGCCGCGTTCGATCAAGAATGTCGGCTATGCTATGATCACCAGCGTGGACAACAACACCGGCAAGCCGACCTACGGCGATGTGCAGTGGCTTGTCCACAATGAGGCAGGCGGTCGTGAGTACACCGCCGAGCCGAAGGGCGAGGTTTCGTCCATCTACGCAGACGGTGTGGAGGTGTATTCCGAAGAGGAGAACACCGGCTATGACATCACGCTGACCCTGCTCGCATTCATCGACGATACCGATGAAGACTGGCTGAACCGTGTGGTCGATACGAATGGGCAGTATGTCGAGGAGTATGCCGGTACCGGCGAATACCCGCATTTTGCACTGCTGATCATCGAGGACACCACGGACGGAGTCGGTCA